CCTAAGGTTTAGCTAGGCTGATAGTAAAGAGCTTTTGGCCACGGGCCATTTAAAGTCTTTAAACCGATCATTTGATATTCTTCTACGGCTAAAACAGCGATTGGGTAGTCCAAACCACCATTGACAATAGGTACGCCATTAGAATTGGTATTAATCCGCACAAAGGCAGAATCTATTGATAATGGGCGTTGATAGTATAAAGTTATCGTTTCTGAAGTGATGGGCGTGGAATAGTAGGTATTGAGCTGATATGTACCAGCTTCATTTACGTTATTGCCTGCGCCTGTCAGCATCTTTTCAATAGTCGTACCAGCAATAATTCCTGTGCCACCCAAAGTCTGACCTACGTTAATAGCCCCAGAGTTAATAGTCGTTACTGTCAGAATATTGCCTGTAATTGAGCCTGTAATGCTGGCATTGATGTTTCCAGTAGGGCCAATCGTGTATTGCGTAACGCCTGGGGTAATTGGAAATACGATCTCATTCTTGTAATAGACCATCATTTCTTCGTTTGACCATTGATCTATTAGGTCATTGAGCATATCAAACGCATCTTGCGCTGCATCAGAAGTAGGCGTTTCACCCGCTTCCAACGCTCCGATGTCTTTTAATGCTCTTGAAACGATGTCGTATGGTGTGGTCATGGTTTAAATCTCAGGTTTGAATACTTGTGGCATCCAGGGTGCGGGTACTGGTTTATGTGATTTTAACGCTTCTATCTGATTTTTGATACCCTGTTTAATATGGTTTTCGCCATCCCTAACAGCATCAGCTTCAATCCATCCTACAATCATTTCTTCAGTAACATCTAAAAATGGCACTTTTGCGGTGGGGCAGTCAAAAAACCAATTACCTTCAGTTTCAACAGAAATGCCTTCATCTTCACCAATTAAATGGTATTTAGCCCCTGTGATGACTTCATCTTTGGCAAAGACTTCTAGTATTTTCCAAGTAAAGTTCATGATGGATTAGCAACAGCGACCAGTTGAGCAGTAGTTGTAGCAGCAGCAATAGCAGAACGACCAGCAGTCAATTCAACAGTAAAGTCTGCATCGCTTGGGGTGTTTTCAATACCAGCTAATGTGTTTAATTGACGTTTTTGGGCGATTTGCACAGCAGAAGCATTGAACTGGACTAATTTTTGTGCCTGTGCTTTGCTAAAGTTTACTGTTACTTTTCCGTCTGCTAGTTCCCAAGCATCAAAGAATTGAGCATCAGCACCTTGTGGCAAAGTGCTGTCATCTACAATTAAAGCACCAATAGGGCAGTCTTTTGATAAAACTTCTTGAATAGAAAGTTCACCAGTAGGGACTGTTACGGCAACATTCCCGTTAGGGGTTGTATGAATAATTACTTGCATTTTTTTTCCTTTTAAGATTAACTTCCTGATATTTCCATAAGTATTAATGAATGTTGCCCTGATGTAGCTACACCAGTAATGCCACCTAGATATGAAGTATTGCCGTTATATGACCGCCAATAAATTGCATAAGTTGTTGAAGAAGTGGTTGATGGGGAATCTATGTAAGTTATGGGCAAAGTGATAAAAGAATCAGCTGCTGCTGTGTTGTAATACATATATGGGCCACTTGCATCAACAGGACTTGGAGTCCAAATTAAAGAACCATTTCTTGCAACTGCAAAACCTATACCACCAGCTACGTTATTTGTTCCAACACCAGTCAACTGAGCCATTATTAAAATTTTACTAGTGGTTGATTGTGGAGTAATTGTTGCGGTTAATCCTGTAGCACCATAAGTAGTAGCAGTAGTACTAGCTGTAATTGTTTGAATACTTGGAACAACTTGTATTACTGTGTTGCCTGAGCCGTATAAAGAAACTGACATATTATTCCTATCTAAAACACACTACGTTAACTCGGTCTGGATTATAGTTTGTGGTATTTGCATAATCCACGTTTAGATAAATTGCAGTTGTTGTTCTTGCATAACAACTAACGCACATCAAACCATTGGCCGTAGGGTAATATTCACCCCCACCAGCAAAAGCGTAGTTTGCATCTGCCAAAGCATTTGTAAAATTGACTACATAAGTTCCAGTTGTAATATAAGTTATTGAACTAACATTAAATGACCCATAAATAGTACCAACACTATTTACTCGACCGCCATCAAAATTTACCCATGCTTTTGCACTACCACTAATAACAGTAGTAGTGGGTACTGATGTTCCAGCACCATTTTGTATTGTGTCGCAAGCAAGAGTTCCAGCCATTATTTATCCTTAATCAAATACTGTTACACAGCTATTTAATGGATTATCAAAAGCTGATGTTCCAAGAGTTATATAACCCATTGTAAAACTAGATGTTGGTGCCGTGTAATATGGAGAACTAGCTTGTGCATAACAAAAAGAAGCCATAAAATAAGTTGATGACGTATTAATTGATGATGTTGCAACGGCTAAATAACTTGTATCTGATACTGCTCCAGATACCAATGCAAAACTAAAAATCCCCGTGGTTACATAAGTTACTGAACTAATGTTAAATGATTTAAGAACAGTTGGGGTTGTACCTGAAACAGAAAATCTTACCCATGCTTTAGCTATGCCGTTATAAGCATTAACTGTTGAATAAGCACCAGTATCGGTATTCAGAGTATTACAAACTATTGTGCCAGCCATATTAAACCACCACCCATCTTGAACCAGTAGGAACAGTAATAACATATCCTGTACCAATAGTTACAGTACCTACAGACATAGAATTAGTATTTGAACCAAAAGTATAATTTTGACTAATAGTTTGTGGAGTCTGTATTCCTATTTGGTTTATTACTCCGAAACTTCCATCTACGATTGTTGACATATTTTACTCGTAAAGAATGTTAATAGAACCAGAATCGAATGTATCTGTGCCGTTGGATGTTGTAATACGAACCATATTTAATACACCGCTAAGAGTAACTCCACCAGCGGCTGTTATAGCCAAAGCAGTGCTAGGAATATTTGCAAAACAACCTTGTGAAACCCAAATATTTCCTGAAACATTGGTAAAAACCATGCTTCCATATAATGTATAGGCTGCATTTGCACCTTGAATAACAAATCCATTAGTTGCATTAAATCCGCCAGCAGTACCGCTGGAATTTGGCGTAGTTACATAAGAAGTTGTAGCTACATATCCTGAAGTTGTTGGTGTTCCACCAGTTCCAAGTTGAATTAAAGGATTTGCAGTTCCACTTAATGAAACTCCATTAAACATTACAGTAATTCGCTTTATCCAACTAGGTAAGCTAGTAAAGTCTATGCTTGTACCTGAAGTTGATGCTACCGCAGTACCGCTAGTAATAATTGAAGATGATGCAGATAAACCAGTTGATGTAACTGTAAGAACAGTTGTGCCATTACTTTGAAGAGCAAGATTTCCTGAAGTATCCGATGTAAGGATTACTCCGTTTGAGGTAGAAGCGTTTAGGGTAGCTGTCATTTACCGATAGCCTCTAGTTGAGCCTGTGTAGGCTGAGTAAGCGTAGGGTGTTCCCATTTAACAATGTAATCGCCTTTGCCGTCTGAATCGTTTTGAATAACAATTACACCACTAGCAAAATCAAAGTTTGCAAGTTCAGGATACAGTTTTATAAGTTTTTCGTACATTATGCTGTCCTTACCAATACGCCTTGAAAATATGTCAAAGAATTTCCTAATGCTGTATTTACAGAACTGCCACTATTTTGATAGCCATATAATTCAACATAATCAGTTGAACCATTACAATAAACTAATGCTGAAACGCTAGTATTTAATCCTGATATACCACCAGCAACCATACTTCCTCTTTTAAAAGAAGAACCATTTTTATAAATTGTTACAAAAAATTGACCTGTTGTAGAACCAGTATTGTAACCACCGCTAATTTGATAATAACCAGCTATCGTGGGGGTAAATCGTGATGAGGCAACCATGCCACCTGTTGTGTCCCATTCATTAGCATCAAAAGTAATTTTTGTAAAACTAACATTTCCTAATGATGTTGCTGTTGTGGTTTCATAATAGCTAAAAGTAGGCATATTACCGCTAACCATTACTGTGCCAGTAACAGCAGGAATAGTAACTGTGTTTGTACCAGCTACAGAAGGAACTGTAACTGTAACTGTACCGCTTTTATCGCCTGATAGCACAACTGAACTCATATTTGAACCTCGTTATGATGTATTTTTGATTGCTCTAAATACACATTTCTAGCATCTTGCTCATTACTATATAAACCCAAATAATTCATTTTTCCGTTTAACCATATACTAGCTTGCCATTTTTTTACATTTTTGTTCCAAGTGTAACCTTTAGCAGTTAGCCTACTTCTATTAAAACAATTTTGTTGTGCAGTTACTAAACGCAAATTTTCAATTCTATTATCATCTTTTATGCCATTTATATGATCAATTTGCATATTTTCGTCAATAGAACCATTACAAAAAATCCAAATTAATCGATGCGCTGGATAAATAACATTATTAATTTTAATTTGTCTATATCCTGATTTGTGCAAAGAACCAGCAATTTTATTTTTACGAATTAAATTACCATCTTTATATTCAAAAATTCTTTGCAATAAAGATTGTTCTAAAGTTATTTTATTTGGTTTCATGCTAAAGAATTACCCATCTAGAACCTGGCGGGACTGTTACCGATTTACCTGATGCAAATACTACAGGGCCTACTGAGTGCGCCCCATAACCAGTAGGAATCGTGTAACTTGCGCCAATCGTTAAATTATTGACAAAAATACCATTAGTTGCTACTTGTTGCGGTGCGGATTGATCACCAGTAGAAGGATTCCATTTTAACTCAGTAGAACTGGTATAAGCAGTAGAAAGTGTGCCTGATGTGGCGGCGGCAAATAAGGGATAACGAGTAGCATTAGTCGTTGTATCGTCTGTAATTGTTGCACCGCCAGTAAATGTTACCCAAGTAGGGGCTGATGTTCCATTAGACTGTAATATTTGACCTGTTGTGCCAGCCGCAGTAAATCCAGTTGTATTAGTTGCAGATTGGTAAGGAATTGCACCAGCAACACCGCCAGCCAAGTTTGTGGCAGTTGTCGCTGATGTTGCGCTTGTTGCTGTCGCTGCGTTACCGCCAATCGAAAGACTAGAAGCTGTCCCTGTTAAACCTGTTCCTGCGCCACTAAAGCTGGTAGCAGTAAATACCCCAGTAGAAGGG